ACCGACATATCTACCGTTGATCGGTTAGATTTCTTGGGAAGAGGTTTTTTGGAGACCCACCCCTGATTTTCTAAAAACCCCTTAAGCTCGCCGGTTTTAGAAAGCTCATTGAATAAATTATCAACAGCTTCGATCATATCCTGCTTTAACTCTTCCAGTGTATCGCATTGAACGGAAATTTTAAGGCTTTCGCAGGAGGCCATCCATTTTTTTTCTGTTTCAAAATAGGCATACTTCCATTCTAATTCGGAATCGATTCGAAGCAGGTTTCCCACATTTTTTCGGATAACTCGATTTGCCATAAAATCAATATACCAGCAGATTAAGTGCCCGGCGACTAATTTAAGCACCTAACACATTATTTTTCCCCAGCAACTCCTCCCAAGTGCAGCCGGAAGCCTTCTTAATCTGCTCGGCTACTCTTGAATGGTCGGATTCGTTTTTCCGGCCTCGATATACTGAAGATAGGTTCGGCTGTGCAAGTCTAGCACGGCCTTGTCGTTCCGGGGCGCATAACGGCAAGCCTCTGGCCGACGATCCGAAAAAGGAGACGCTCACGGAACGATGGATGAAGGCGAAATCAGGGCTTACTTTTAATCAGTGGAGGGAGAAAAATGGAGTTTGCCAACAACGCACGCGTCGCGCATGATCCACGCATGAGTCGCTTTGCTAACAATTACAGCGCAGACTGGAAAGAGATCAACGCCGCAACCTGCGAGGCCGCCGGCCACCGGTGCATCCGGTGCGGGCACCCCTACCGCAAGGGAATGCATGGAAGGGGCGAGTGGAGCCCCTGCGATGAAAAGTGCAGCCACGGCGGTCCTGTGCACAAATCGGGCATCTTCCGCACGACTGATTTTCCTGTCGAGAATTGGACGTACGCGCAATGGCGTATCCTGACCGTTCACCATTTCGACGGCGATAAGGCAAATAACGCATGGTGGAATCTCCTCGCCTTGTGCCAGAGGTGTCATCTCCAAATTCAGGGGAAAATCATTCCTGAAAATCCCTACTTTTTTGAGCACTCGGAATGGATCAAGCCATACGTCGCCGGCTTCTACGCCAAAAAATACAAAGGCGTGGATTTGACTCGAATACAGGTTATGGATCGCCTCGACCAATTCCTCGCGCTCGAATTGAGGACAGCATGAGTAACGTTGATTCACTTGGGAGGCGAAAGCCATCCCGTCGCGCCGCTCGGTTCACTGTTGGTTTTAATTTCGAGGGCGATGGCTTGACTTTCGCGTGTCGCGGCGGAAAAGCTCAGGACATATTCTGCGATCAGGCTTTTGCTAGATCTCTTCTCGCCAGCATCCGCGCCAAGAAAGTGAAAGTGAGTGAGTGAATTATGGAAGGTAAGTATCCCTTCACGCCCCGTATGAGAGGTGAAAGGTAGGTTGATTTTGGCTCATAAAAATAGTTGAAAATAATTGTTGACGTGTGCTACATTATGTAGCATACTACTCCCATGAATAACACCAATACTGACAGCAAAAAACAGAATAATTACCGGGTCTATGACCGCACGGGCAGTGGCGTGGAGCATGACATCTACGCCGAGTCGATAGAGGATGCCATCGCCCAAGGCCGGGCGTGGATAGAGGATGGGTGCTGGGAGGCGGGCGATAAAGAGCAATCGCTGTCCTGCGAGGTGCGGCCCATCGTGCGCGATGAGGATGGAGAGATCGACGGCGCGGCAACCGATGATGGCGAGGCCGAGGATTGCAGCGGCACGCTGGCTTGCGCCGATGCGCCCTCGTGCGTCACAGGCCAGGAGCACGAATGGGAGTCTCCCTACGAGTGTGTGGCGGGGTGCAAAGAAAATCCCGGCGTGTACGGATCGCAGCACGGTCAGGTCATGAGCACGAGTGTCTGCCGCTATTGCGGACTCTATTGCACCATCGACTACGGTGCTACGGACAGCAGCAATGGCACATGCACCACGAGCATCACCTATCGTGATCCTGATGAGGCGAGTGAAAATTATGTGGCCGAATGCCAAGCCAATGACGCAGAGGGTAAGCAAATATGACTCCCGCCGAATACAGAGCGGCCCGCAAAATACGCGGGTCGCAAGTAGCCGTAGCAGCCAAGCTTGGCGTCGACCGCAACACAATAACACGCCGCGAAATGGGTAGCGTGCCCGTGACGATGGAGGCAGCACGCGCCCTGCTATCCATCCCAAAACTGAGGAAAAAACGTGAAATATAACTTCAAATCCTTTGACAAGGAATTTCCCGATGATGCGGCGTGCCTTGAGTACATTTTCAAGAGCCGCTACCCTGACCAGCTTTGCGAATGTGGAAAATCGCATTGCTTCCATCGTCGGACGAAACGACGCGCTTATGCTTGCGCCTTTTGCGGCCATCAAATCTATCCGACTGCGGGCACGATTTTCCACAAGTCCGAAACCTCTTTGAAGTCGTGGTTCTTCGCGCTCTTCCTCATGGCCCAAAGGACGGGACGCACGCTTTCCGAAGCAGCTTAAAAAACCGCGATTTATTTGTGTCCATGAGCGCATGTTATGAAAATTCCAAATCAGATTTTACGGGGCGTGAAGGGATACTTACCATTTATTTTGTTGACGGGAGAGCGCGAGGACGTAGGATTTTTGAAATTAGAAAGCCGTGACGGGCATCATGAAAAAAATCAACTTCCTTCAATCGGCGTCGTCGCGTGCTTGTTGTGATCCTTCGTGCTTGCTGCGCGGCGTGATTGCGGCCCGTCACCACGCGGCGGCGTCCATTGAGGGCGGACCATGACCCGAACCCGCGAAATCCCGGATCAGATCAAGCCGATTATCGAGGGCTTGCTTCGCCCTAAGCCGCAGATTTTCCATGGCAGTTATGGGCGTTGGTACGTCCGGTGTAGCGAGAGCACGCCGGAGGGTCATTGCCCGTCTTTTCACACGGAGGAACAAGCGAGAGCGTGGGCGGCATGGGGGCCGGAGTGAAGGCGGCTCAAATCAAACTCGAAAACACGGTTGAAGGCGTGCTCGCCGCGCGGGGAATCGCGTTGGTCAAAGGCGCGTGCAAGTGTCCTTTTCACGCTGACAAAAACCCCTCGTTTTCCGTCAAGGACGGTCATTGGAAATGTTGGGCCGGCTGCGGCGGTGGCGACGTGATTGACCTCCTGGCCAAGTTCGAGGGCAAGACGGCGGCTCAGTACCTCCGATATGCTGGGCCTGCTGCACGCGTTGCGCCGCCCCCGCGCCCCGTATCGCTGCCTCCCCGCGGGGAGGCAGCGGAATCCGAGCCGGACGCGCCAGCGGGCAAGATTGTGGAGATTTACCAGTATCAGGACGGCAACGGCAAAGACGTTTTCCAATCTGTCCGACTCGATCCAAAAGATTTCAGGCAACGGCAGTCGGCGGCAAATTGGAGCATGAAAGGCGTCGAGCGCGTCCTTTATCGGCTTCCCAAAGTACGGAAGGCGCAAGTGGTTTGGCTCACGGAAGGTGAAAAGGACGTGGAATCGCTCGAAAATTGCGGCTTCACGGCCACTACCAGTATCGGCGGCGCGAAGGGATGGCTCGACAGCTACGCCGATTCGCTCGCGGGCAAGGACTTGATCCTGTGCGGTGACAACGATGACCCCGGCCGGAAGTACATGGAGGAGGTCGAAAAAAGCTGCGCTCCCGTTGCTCGGACGATCCGGCGCGTGACCGTCCCGGCGTTCTGCAAGGACGTATCCGAGTACCTCGCCAGCCTGACCGCAGACGAGGACGCAACGGCGATCCTGAACGGCATGGCGGCGCAAGCCGAGCCGCTTTACGAGGGCGATCCGCTTCCGCTTTTCACGATGGACGAATTAGAGGCCCGCTACATCGAATTTCTCAAGCGGTCGAAGGAACGTGCGCTACACCTTTCCGCGTGGATGCCATCGCTGCCGATGGTGCTCGTTCCCGGCGAACTGCTTTTTATTCTTGCCGATACCGGCGTCGGAAAAACAGCGATCCTCGGCAATCTCATCATCTCGAACCCGCACTTAGCATCGGTTCTCTTCGAGCTGGAACTAGCTGAGTCGAAAATTTTTCAACGGATGGTCCAGAAAGCCGCCGTCGTCTCGCGTTACCGCATCGAAGCCGCCTACTTGACCGGCGGGATGATCCCTTGGCGCGAATCGCATAAACTTGACCGCCTTGTCGTGACGCCGGAATCTTTCCTCACCATCGAACGGATCGACTCGATTGTGCGCCGGTCGGAACTCAAAACCGGAATGCCTCCGGCCCTCGTCTTCGTGGATTACGTCCAGCTTGTCAACAGCACGGAGCGTGACCGCCGTTCACGTGTGGCTGATATTTCTGAGGGGCTGAAAAAGATGGCCAAGGCCCGCAACGTAGTGGTTATCTGCACATCTCAAATTGCCCGCGATAATGAGCGTGGTTACGGTGATGTCGGCCTGCACGACGGCAAGGAGGCCGGGGAGATTGAGAACAGCGCTGGGACTGTCTTGGGCGTTTCCAGAAACCCGGATCGTCCCCAGGAAATGTGCATCCAAGTTTTAAAGTCCACCGAACACGGCGGCGGGAAAAAGGTCTACGCCGATTTTGATTTTGAGACGCTGCGGATTGCCGAAAAACTTCTCCAATGAAGCTCTACTCTATTTCAGGCTGGCACAAAAAATACGAGAATAACCGGACAAAAGAACTTGTTTCGATGACGTGGGTTCCGGTTCCCAACAAGCACGATGGCGAAGGATATACGCTCACTTTGGCGCACGAAAACGGCCCGGCTTTATTCGGCTGTTGGATGGCCATCGTCCAGGTCGCATCAAAGTGCGATCCGCGCGGCACCCTCCTGCGGGATACCCAAAAACCCCATAATTCCGAGTCAATTTCGAGGTTGACGCGGTTTCCCGTTGACCTCGTTCAATGTGCCTTAGACTTTTTCTCTTCAGAAGACATGAGATGGCTTGAAGTTGTTGATATTGAATCAAATGGACAAATCCCGCATGAACCTGCGGGGCTAGTGTCGCAGGAATGTGCGGGAATCCCGCATGAAACTGCACGGAAGGGAATGGAAAGAAAGGAAGGGAAAGTAGGGCAGTTCTTTTTCGAGATCATGCCAAAGACCTTACTAGCCAATCCTGAATTTGTGGCCGCTTGGGAATTGTGGGTCAAAGACAGGGCCGACCGGGGAAGGCCAGTCAACAGCAATTCTGCCCAGATTCAGTTTCAGGAAATGGTATCATGGCCGATGGCCGATGCGATTGAATCGCTTCGCAGGGCCGTCTCTGGTGGATTTTCTCAACCATTCCGACCTTCGCGCGATAAAACCGAACCCAAAAAAGGCAAAGTCGCCGTATGACCACAAATTCTGATCACCAGCGTTGATTTCTTTTCTCGAACGCGTTATAATTGCCTTTATGCCAACCTCGATGACGCCAGATGCTAAGGCAAAAAAAGAAGAGGCGCGCGTCCTGTATATGCTTGGCGTCGAACCAAAGGTCGTCTCTATCAAACTTGGCATCCCGCACTGGAAGGTACTGCAATGGGCAACGCGCCAAGGGTGGGCTCGCGAAAAAAAAGAAAAGCAGAACCTGCATATTACTATGCTGGAAGATGCTCATAATATGGTACTTAGCGACGTTGTTCTCTCTCATCAAACCAAAGTCGGCAAACTCTACGAAGAGAATCTCGACCGTTTGGCCTCATTTCAAGCCCCAAAGCCCAAGACCGCCAGGGAGTACGTTGACGCAGTTGTCGCTCTCGACACTGCGCAGCGGCGCAACTTAGGCATGAGTGAATCTTCGGAGGTGAAAGGCTCAAAAAACACGTTCAATTTCAACCTTGGTGGCATGAAGCTGGCGCGGAAGAATGGAACGAAAGATATTGAGTCTGAGAGTGAAGTCGTCTGCGAGCCAAGTACACCGCTCCCTCCCGCTGGTCGGGAATAATATCAACTTGCTTTTCGGTGTCAAGCCGTAATACAACTTCATATAACCTCGACTATTTTTTATAAGTCTTTGATTATAAACAATGTCGTGTTTTATATATCCAATATTGTGCGAAATCATTGTCTTCTATCAACGACTTACGATCAAAGAAAAACAAAGTAATTCTTTACCTGGGCACCGGTGGTGGGGCGGCTACCCGGCATGCCCGAACAGAGGCGGTCGGTTTTCTATATGCATGGTTGCTAAAAAATTCATCGTCTGATAACCTTATCTCATGAACGAGCCTCGCACGTGGAATCCTCAGCACGTTTCGGTCAGTTCCTCCAACATCGAATCTGTCGCATACAATGATGTGTCCAGAACGCTTCAGGTGAAAATGAGGCATGGGAAGACGTTTGAGTATGCGAACGTTCCTGCTGAGGTGCATACTGGCTTAATGGCGGCACGTTCTATCGGGGGCTACCATCATGAAAAGGTGAAGGGGAAGTTTGAGACGAAGGAGGTTGTTTGAAATCTGCTTCCGATGCGATGTCAGAAGCGCAGAAGACGGCCCGGGCAAAGGCCATCGAACTTATAACGGAGCATTTCGACAGCTTCGTTTTTCTAGTGGAAAGTGACTGTGACGACGAGGATAGAAGGCAGTCCACGTTTTTCGTGGGAGCCTTCGAGGGGGGGTGTTCGACGGCGATTGGTTTGATGGAGATATACAAGATGATGCTACTTCCGGTTCGAGAGGCTGATGAATGAAACTACCACCCCGAAAAAAATTTCTCGGAGTACGCTGGCGCGGTGCCTTCGGCCCTGATGTTTGGATGAGTCCGAAGGCAAGGATCCACGGCCTGCTAAATCGCGGCGGCACGGTTCAGTGGAGATTTCCACTCTCTAATCAGGGCATCTGGATCAGTCGTGAGTTTATCAAAAACTTGGACGAAAACGGCTTTTCGAAAGAGCCTTGAAAAATAATTTCTTGACAACTCTACCGACTTGGTAGAGATTCCGCGCATAGCTCAGTCCCGCCAGAGGACGTTTCCTTTCTGAGCTATAGGCCGTAAAAGCCCCTCGCCGAAGGCAAATTAAACTGGGTATCTCATGGAAATGTTCCATGTGGAATAAACGCCCGGTCAACTTTGTTTATCGGAGATAATTTTATGGCAGCTAGTTTTCCAGAAGCAGGGGGGCAGTGCGATGGTCAAAGCATCATCGATCTCTTGGCGCATCAACCGCCGGGGACTTTCACGAAGGAAATGTTGCGGTTCGACAACTTCCCCAAGAGTTGGTGGAGCTTGCGAATCAAGCAGACCGAATATCCTGAACACATGGGCGATAGTCCGTTGCGCCGGGTGCAAGCGCGTCAACGCGGTGGCGAGGTGTTCAATGCTGCGGTGTGGAATCGTTCAAACGGGACAGGTGATGCTGCGGACAACATTGCGGCCGGCTTGCCCATCGGCACGGCGCCGCAGGCAGGTTGTTGCCCGCCGGTCAATCTGCTCAAGCGCGGCTACCTGACACGCGGGCTTACCCGGTTTCAGTGGGGATGGCAGGGACGTCTTCTCTGCGCCTCGGACATGACGAACGACCTTGATCCCATGGGGGATTTGGAGATGGAGTTTGCTGGGTACGGCGAACAGATCGACCAGTCGAAGGCCATGTTCCAGCGAAACGAGTATTTCCGGCTGTGCAAGACCAAGATCTACGTCACGAACGGCCCGGACCAGTTCAACAAGGTTGTCAGGAATACAGTGGGCGACCCGACTCAGATTGCCAATCTCTGCGATGAGAACGGCAATCAGAATACAGGCGTTTACGCCCTGTACATCGGCCTCGATCCGACGATCAAACCGACTGGCAGACTCGATCAGAGCCTGATCTCCAACATCGCACGATGGCTGCAAACCAACGGCGTTCCAGGGGTAAAAGTTATCAACGGGGCGCATCAGTACGAGGTAGTCACCGGGATGCAGGATGCGGACAACATGTTGCGCGATGTTTCCAACGTCACGTCCTTTGAATACAAGGATATGGGTGCGGGGGACGTGGAAAGGTTCGCGCTCTTGCAGGGTCTCGGTTCCATGCAGTGCTTCCGCAATGCGGCCTATCAGGTTGATCCGTTTGCGCTGGCCTTGGACGAGAACTACGATCCCGTTCCCGCGACGATCAGCGTTCCGGCAGATTCGGGTAGCGGCACGGAAGACATCACGAACCCGGCTTATGACCGCGCCCCTTACCGGGTGACGTTCATCTATACGGACGAGGTGTTTAATGTTGCCTATCCTAAGATCGCGGCGGCTCCCGGCGGTAACGTCGAGTTCAAGCCCTACGGCTACTTGGGCGAGTTGGTGTTCAAGGTGTTGCCTGAATTGCCTTTGGGCGATCAAGGCTACTTCTATAGCGCCATCAAGTGTGCGAGCTTCGCGGCACAGCAACGGTTCGGCGCGGCAATCATTCACTTGAGTTGCTACGCGGGCACCAACACGGATTGTTCGGGCATCGTGACGAGCTACTAATTCCGGTTAGACCTGTAAAATCCCTCGCCTGAACGATAAAATTCAGGTGAGGGTGAAAGGATAGAGATTGAAGGCCATCACATTTCATCTACCGCTTGGCGTTCAAATCCCTGACGGGAAACAGGTTGGAGATACGTTTCAGACGATGGCTACGCTTAAGATCGAAGCGAGTGGGAAAGTTACTCTTGAAGAGATTGACGGGGAAGGTCTTAACGGAGATGATGACTCGGACGCCGCAAACAATGCAGCTAATGACGATGCAATGGAACCTGGTCCTGCTGGTCTCATGAGTCCCGGAGGAATGCAGGCGGCTTTAATGGGCGGGAGTTCCCAAGGAGGCAGTTGATATGCCTCTGTTGCCTGAGAACTACGACGATCCAAAGTGCTGTGCGCCACGTGGAGAAATCCCCTGCGAACCCGGCAATATACCTGGCCCGAAAGGCGATACCGGAACGCCCGGAACGAACGGAACGAACGGGTCTAATGCGTTCACGGAAACCACTTTATCTTTTGTGGTTCCGGCAGCTTCCGCGAATGTGACCGTTGCTGTCGGATCAACCGCTTGGATGGCGGTCGGTCAGATTGTTTTCATTGCCTCATCAGGCTACTATCAAGTTGCATTTATTCAGGACTCTCAGGACGTTCAACTTACCAATCTTGGTTACGCTGGAAATGCTCCGGCTTTGACGGTCATCGCTGCGGGCGAGAGCATTGTTGCCGCTGGCGTGGCCGGAGCTGCGGGCGTGTCAGGCGGCAGCGTCACCAGCGTTAACCTCTCTATGCCTACTGGTTTTGTTGTCACCGGCGGTCCGGTCACCACAACCGGGACGTTGGCCGTTACAACCGATCCGACGACAACCGCAAACAAATTCCTCGCAAGTCCTTCTGGTACCGCCGGCGCCCCGACATTTCGCGCGATTGTTGCGGCAGATTTACCCGCGGTTGTGCAGCCTACTACCTTGGGAGGCACCGGCGCCGTGACCGCTTCCGCTGGTTTCAACGCCCTTTCCCCGATCACGACCAAGGGCGATCTCATCACGAGTCAGGGAACGTCCAACGTTCGGCTTGCAGTGGGAACGAATGGACAAGTTTTACAGGCAAATTCTGCCGCAACAGATGGGATAGCGTGGACGACGCCAACGACGCCGCTTTCCTATGTCCATCGCGTGGCCTCTGCTTCGCCGGATTTGATGCTCGTTTCGGATTCCATTGTCGGCGTGAACGTTGCGGTGGCAGCTTCCGAAACCCTCATCGCCGCGCCAGCGGATGGCCGGGAAGTGATAATAAAGGACGAGTCGGGTGCGGCCAACACGAATAACATCACGGTTTACGCCGGGGCCGGAGACACGATTCAGGGCGCTTCAACATCTGTGATAAGCACGGCTTATGGTTACAGACACCTTTACTACAATGCAATGTCTAAAGTCTGGTTCATCATCGGGAGTGCGTGATGGCCTACGACCAGACGAGAATTTTTGACGGTTTCACTAGTCTTGAGGGCGGTATGGACGCCGGCTCTGCCACGACGCTGATCCCTAGAAACAAATACTTTTTCGGGATGAACGTCACTGGAAGAGGTGGTTACATAAAAAACCGTCCTCCTTGGAATGAATACCCTATGGTTTTTGTAGACAATCCTACGCAGGTTGCCTACAAGTCAGGACGATTTCAGGGGGGCGATTGGTACATTCCTGACGATGGATTCCCTATAGGCTTAGTATCCATTAGCGGTCATATCTATAGTTTGACGGTTTCCGATCAAGAGATTCAAGTCGCCGATATAACGCCCTCCGGGGATGCAAACATGAGCACGTTGCCACTCGTTTGGATGTGTCAGGCCGATTCCTTCATGGTGATTCAAAACGGGGTAGACGCGCCTTTCGTTTTTGACGGGAATACGTTGCGCAGGTCACAGCAGGGACAAGACCCCAACGCGAAGCCGGGCGTCCTCGCCGCCAACCAATACGCATACTATGAGGTCCCGACGGGCACGGCCATGGCCTACGGACAAGGACGGCTGTGGCTTGTTCGGGGCAGGAATTGGGAGGCTGGCGATATTCTCGACGCCGCGATTGCCAACAGCGCAATCCGGTTTAGCGAGGTTGTTCTTTACCAGGATTCCTTCAGTGTTCCGCCGTCCGCGGGGAACGTCACGGCCATCCTGTTCAACGCCGAGACGGACACGAGCTTAGGCCAGGGTCAGCTTCAGGTTCACACGGAGAGCGGCTTTGTCGCCACGCTCAACATCACGCCGGAAAGATCGTCCTGGGCCACTCAGACCAATCCACCGCTTCAAACTGTGGCGCTCATGGGCGGCGGGGCGGTCACGCAGGCGGCAACAGCGATTGTCAATGATGACGTGTGGTATCGGTCACGCGATGGCATCCGTAGTTTTGTCGTGGGACGACGGGAGTTCGGCACGTGGGGCAACACGCCGCAAAGTCGCGAGGTCAATTCCATCGTGAATTTTGACAGCGATGGGTTGATCCAATTTGCCAGCGCGTGCTGGTTCGATAACCGGTTTCTCGTCACCATCAGCCCGCAGCAAACGGGCAATAACATTTATTTTCAAGGTTTGATCGCTCTCGATTTCGACATGCTCAGTTCGTTGAACGATGCCGTGAGCCTCTACATGATGCCGCGCGGGTTCGCCCAGGCGACGGCCAAGCCCGGCTACGACGGCGTGTGGGCCGGACTCAACATCAGCAAAATCACGCGGACCATTTTTAACGGCGTGGAGCGGTGCTTCCTTTTTGTCAATGATCCGGCGAGCGGAAACACCGTTTGGGAACTGGAACCTACCGATCCAACCGGACAAGCGAATCCATTCGATAATGGAAATTGTCCCATTGCTTCCTACTTTGAAACCGGCTCATACGATTTCGGAGACAAGACGAAACTGAAAAAATTGATCGCAGGGGATTTGTGGATTGACCAACTTCGCGGAACGACAAATTTTAATTTCAGTTGGTTGCCGGAGCAATACCCGTTTTGGTTGCCGTGGCAGAGTTTTACGGAATCGGACGGGGGACTCTGTTTCACAACTAATCCCCTGACGAACTCCATCACCTGCGAAATTCCAGTGACCGTGCCGCTGCAATATCGCTCGCGCCTGCGCTTGCAGGAGCCTGATTTTCAGCCGGACAACATCGAGGTCGATTACCCCTTCAATGTCGGGTATGATCATCGCTTTCGCATTGCGTGGACGGGGCAGGCTCGGCTCAAGGGTTTTCGCGTCCATGCCTACACGTTGGAAGACGAGACAACCGGAAGGCAACCATCATGAGTGCGCCCATTGTGACCGGGTGCGGTCTGCCTGTTTTCGGAACGGAAACCTGCGAGGGACAGATCATCACCTACTACAGCGCCCAAATGACCGTCACTTGTCCCGCCCAGGACACCGGAGGGCCGTTTACTTCCCCTCTCGGAAAATTCACGAGCATTATTTCGCAGGCCGATGCCGACTCTCAAGCTGAAGCATATCTCGTCAACCTTCTTGCGACAGGTTGCGTGCAGACTGTTTTTCCGCCGGTCATCACGTCGCCGCTAACCGCCAACATCGGTAACTCGGTTGCCTTTACCTACCAAATCACGGCAACTAATTCCCCAACCTCATTCAACGCAACAAGTCTTCCGAGTGGTTTGAGCGTCAATACTTCGACGGGCCTCATCAGCGGCACGATTACCAGCGCGACAATCGGATCTACTTATTCCATCCCGATCAGCGCGATGAATGCGGGCGGGACTGGATCGGCCACGTTGGTTTTGACTGTTATTGCCACTCTAAACGCAAATTTTATAACAATTGGTGATGGAGGAGCTTCAACACTCAGAGAAGTTTCTATTGACGGGAGCGTGTATACTACAGTCAATTTTTCACAGAATTACATCTTCCTTCATCAAATAAAGATGCGCACCACCGTTACCAACCCGACCCCTGTTTTTGGCGATCCTCAATTTCAATGGAACATGGAATCTGGACTCATTGGTTCGCCAGATTCTTCTCTTTGGAGCAAACCTCTTCAAGCATCCTCAATCGCCTCCATTATAGGCACGAGTCTTGGGAGCATTCGATGCATAAACCAATGGGGCGGTAACGGAGGTTCGCCGGGTCTTGATTATACCTTCCCGTCTGCCTCATCAACTAATCAAACGGATAACCTTTCAGGCACGCTTTCAAGTAATACAACGTGGGAACATCTTATTACCCACAGCGGCGTTAGTTTTTCTTCTTTAGTAATGGAAACAATCCTAAATTTCTAAACTTATGCCCCAAATCGCCATTCAACTCACCGCCGGTCAACTTGCGCCGAATCCCTGCTACACGAGCGAGCAGGCGCGATTCACGGCTTACGTCCAAGCTATTCAATCAAGTTTGCCGCTCAATTTTACCACGGTCATCGTTTCGACGACGGCGCCCGCGCCTGACGACAGGGACAAGGTGTGGATCAGCGTCGATGGGTCTGGCCGAATCCTCGGCACGTTCCTTTTTTCCAACGGCACATGGCAGACCATTTTTCCGACCAATCCTTATATTGTTCCTGGAGAAATTCGGATGTATGACCCGGCTTTTTACACGCCGGCCCAGACGGCGCTTGAACCCTGGATGCCCATGGACGGTACAGTGACTGGCGTGGCAAATTATCAGGGTTATTTCATTGTAGGGGCGGGCCAGCGAACTCTTACCGCTGCTCAGATTGCGGCAGGCGAAACGGCCACCGTTTTTATCCAGGGAACTCCGCAAGGTGCTGAGCAAAATATTATTCCACTAACCGCCCTTCCTATTCATTCTCATACCCCCTTGGGCGGCATTGGAAACTTTTGTGTTGATTATGGAACGACCCCTCCCCCTTCCGGTGCTCTTTCTGGAAGCGGAAATCTCGTGTCAGAGCAACCTACGACGGCCACGGCAGGAGGCATCTACAATGCCCTAACCGGGATTACGACGCCGGGAACATTTGCTTGTTTGCCGCCTTCCCAGCCCACACACTTCATGCAGTGGAGGCCCGATCTTTTCTAATAAAATGAGACTCACTCTTTCCATGGTTTTGCCGGAAGTGGCCGATGTTTTGAATGTCAACCAATCTTCGCAGAAAGCTTCGCGTTATTTAAATCGTGCGCAGGAGGAGCTTTTGAATCAGGAACGTTGGGTTGGAACAACGATAAAATACCGGATTTGTTCTGACTCCGGTTTCATTACTTGGCCTCGCGAACTTGGAACGATTGAGGCCATGAAGATCGGCGATGCTCCGGCCCTCCTCAAAAACCAGTGGTTCGAGTTTCTCGAATATGGGGCGGATACGCGCTCGCATTACTATGGCGGTCTCTGGTCGGAGGGCTTCAATCTTTTTGGAGGTAGTCGTAATTCCGTTGCAGTCGATCAAGCTGAAGCAATCTCTTTTGCTGACGTATGTGCCAATGGAAATGCCAAAAAGCTCAAAGTCTACGCTCAGGCGACAGAAGCGGCTAATGCCCGAATCTTGCTCCAATTTTACGACGGCACTGGCAACTACGTTCGCTCAAACGATCCAGCGGAAGGCTGGGTTGATGGCGAGTTTGTGGCGATCAACGCGACGACACCGCAGACTACGATCAATCCCGTAACCGCCTGGGTGGGCGTGCAGAAGCCGATTACAAATGACGCAGTGCGGATAACGGAACTAGATACGGTGACCGGCCTAGAACGGTTGCTCGCAGTCTACGCGCCCAATGAAGTTAGTCCCTCCTATCGCCGCACGCACATTCGCCAGTTCGGTTGCGGACGGGGGACGCACCGCAAGACGAGCGTGACGGTGATCGGCAAGCAGCGGTTTATTCCCGCGCTCAACCCGCGCGATTATTTGTGCCTGCAATCGCGAGGAGCGATTATCGTTAAGGCGAAGGCTATCTACCTTCGAGATAATAATAATCTTCAGGAGTCGATGGCCCTTGACGCAATCTCTACCGATTTGCTCGACAAGGAGTTGGGCGCGTGGATAGGATCAGGCGGCACTCAAACGGTGGGCGTGAATATGGTTTTCGGAGCTTCAAACCACCAAAATTACATATAGCCATGGCCAACGTGCTTGCGTCTATTTTCGGAGGTGGTTCACAAACAGCCCCTCAGTTGCCTACATACGATCCGGCGTCCGCAGAAGCTGGATTTTTAGGGCAAAACTTTACGGGGGCAACCGCACTGGCCGGTCAGATGACAGCGGCCACTTCCGCTAATAATCTCGACAGCTTTACATCTGGATTAAACACCGTTGACCCTGGCGCGTTGCCCGGACTCAACACAGAGCAGGGTTTAGGGAACTCCCTTCTCAGCGGCAGTATGTCGGCACTTCCATCTTGGGCGCAAAGTTATCTCAACCTTGGCCAGCAGGAGGGTAATGAGAACGCTGCCGCGCGGGGCGTCGGGGCATTTTCAGGAAGCGGCATGAGCGGCGTAAATCAGTACAAGGGAAACAACGCCATGAATCTCGTGAAGATGGGAGCAGATTTCTCCAATCAAGCTTCCGGTCAAGCTACTGGAATTGTCAACGCGACGAAGGAAGATTTTAGCCCAATGGATTTCTTAATGTCGCCGGGCCAATTTCAACAAGGTTTGGAATTTAATACTGGCATCGAAGACCAACAAGCGGTCGATAATGCAGCGGCAACGAATTACAACAATAACAACAGCCCGTTGGGGAATATGGCCCGAACCGGCCTCAGCATGCTAGCCTCTCTTGCAGGTTCATATTTGGGAGATTCCTCTTTAGGCAGTTCCTTCTCAACGTCTGGAAATGGGCCTGGTGGCCCGATTCAGGGTAGCCAATCTAGCGGTGGAGGTGGATCGGGCGGTGGAGGTGCGGGAGGATCAATGGCGGGAATGGCGTCGATGATGGGAATGTTCATGTAACAATAAAAGAATTATGCCCTCCGATATGATGTCATGGATGAACTCGGGTCCCGGTGAGCTTGATCTTGCCAGCCCATTACTTGCCGGCATGAAGCAAGGCACCGCCATGGCCGAGCAACAAGAACGCGTGCGTTCAGATTACGCGAATGAAGCGCAGATGACCGCCGCTCTTGGATTACAGGAAAAGAAGGAATCTTTCGACGAAAGCATGTGGAACAGTCAGGCGGGAATGCGGAGCGCACAACTGGATTTAACGAAAGATCAGGCTCAGGAATCCGCGCAGCGGTTGGGCAACGTCGTCTCCGATAAAACGGCGGTCGATGCTTGGATGCACACGGTCAACGCCAAAGTTGGCGCGGGCGATGTTCAGGGTGCGCTCGATACGCCGATGCCCACGGTCTACACGCCGGACGCATTTTCTTCCATGGTCAACACGAGAACTAGCCTTGCGGCTACAGGAGCTGGCGCGGCGGTGGAACAAAAGAAACAGAGCATTCTTTCGGCAAATGCGGCCCTGACGAAAACCCACGCCGATTTAATCGGGGAAGCGTCTGGCGCGGGAATCGATCCTAGTAGGTACGCCGTCCCTGATCCAAGCACAGGAAAGCAGGCGGTAGGCGCGGACGGGCTACCGGTCTACGATTATCCGAGCATGGCCAAGGCTACCGTGCAGGCTGGGGTGGCCGTCAAGGGCCAGGAGGCGCAACAGAGCGCGTCTTATCTTGCCGCGCAAATGCGAGCTCAGGCTTCGATGTACACAGCGAACACGCGGGCGAACGCCAGCGAGACTACCAACATGAACACCGTGGAGGGACGCACGCTGAGTCGGCTTTACCAATCCCGCGACGACGCCATGAAGAATGGTGATGATACGAAGTATTGGGATGATCAGATTAATGCCCTAGGCGGCAAGACCGGTCAACCGACAGCCCCACCATCGTCTTCCACGCCAACTAATCCAGCGCAGGCCGTGCAAAGTCTGTTTCAAGGATTGCCGTCAGGTGCGCCGGTCACGCCCACGCCCGCGACAAGTTCGCCTACGCCTTCTGCTGTACCTTCATCTGCATCAACTATGTCTCCCCCTCGGCTCTCGGCCTCAACTTGGCAGACGGTAACCGCTCCTGCAAGCGATCCCTTCAATCCTTAAATGGCTGCGCCTAGCTCCATAGCGCCGGACGCAACAGACCAAGACGCACCTCCGGTAGTTGATCCCGCTGTTGCGCCTGTTTCTGCGGCGCAACCGGCAACGAGTACGCCCGCTGGAGCTCAACAACCCCCTTCATGGCCTCAAGTCGAAGCATCGCCGCAGTACCGGAACTCGACGCCTCAAGTTGCGGCCGTAGCATTTAAGAGGTGGACGGCGATGGGGCAGAGCTATCTCGACTCACTAAAAGGTGCGAATCCGCAGGATGACCAGAAAGCGCAACAACAATTCAGCACACAGATTGCCTCTATTGGCGCGAAGAATTTTCAACTCGGATTCCCGCAAGACGCCACCGGCAAACTCCAAACCATCGGACAGGAAGCAGTCAATCGGGGCGTCACCCCCGAATCCCTTTATCAAAACCAGTTCGATACACCAGACTTGCCGTTCACCGTTCCGAAAACTGTTTCAGCGGCGGAATCAGAGCAAGGTTTTGTCGGCGCGGTTTCGCATATCCTCACAGTACCATTAACGCCCGTTTCCAAGGCATGGGACTGGATAACCAGTGCACAACCAGGAAGCACGAGTCTCGATAAATATCTAGCCAATGTTGACCAGATGAGGCGCGACACGGACGCCGCTAATCCCGGCGGTGTGAAAGGCGCTCTTGCTTATGGGTTGCCGGAAGCTGTGGGCAATATCGAGGCTATGGCCGTTGGCGGCGGCGCATTGCGCGGCGCGCTTGGATTGACCGGCGAAGCGGCAAGGCTCGCGCCGCTGGCCTCTGGCTTCAATCGAGGTATGGCTCTCTTTGCCGGGGCCGACGCTTCCGAGGAAACCTACCATAACGCCATCAACGATGGCGCCACGCCAACGCAAGCATTGGAGTCGGCGGGTGTGGCAGGTGGCATAAATGCCGCTGTCATGATGAGTTTGGGCGTTGTGAACGCCGGAGCCTTGAGCAAGGCCATGGGCGACAATGCGGTTGCTTTTGAAAAGGGAACGTACAAGCCCACGGTTGGCGAGATGACGAAATATATGGCTTACGATGCTGCTGGGAATGCGGCTACAGCGGCGACGGGTCAAGTTGGCCAGAACCTTTTTGACCGATCAACCTACGATCCTGATAGGCCGATTTTTGAGGGCGCGGCGGATGCGGCGATGCAGCAATCCCTTTTCTCGTTGGCGCATTTACCGGGCTTGGCCAAAGCGTTCATGGGTAATGCCGCGGCGATTAAGGGGGGCGCCTCCACTCTTGCTGACGCACGTCAGAACTTGATGGATACACAGGCCAAAGGTGATCCTGCCGCGATTCAGGTAGCCCAAGCCGATCACGATGCGGCCCAACAAGCTTATGCCGATACTGTCAAGACAACCGCCCAAGGCGCCGAGCAACCCACCATGGGCAATATCGACGATGCCAAGGCCATCACGACGGGAGAGAAGCCGATACCGGGAACCAATCCCTTGGCCGATTTAAACGAGAGCCTGCGACAGGAGGCCGCCGCACCCGTCGAGGGCGAAAACGAGGAACCGCCAACCGAACAACCTACAACCGATGAAACACCCAAAGAAGCCGCCCCAACCAGTCCTATTCAATCCGCTCTTGATTCCATGCCTGCCACAAAAGGTACTGTGGAATCGGGTGTTTCTGCCAAGCCCGAAGGTGAGTCGACGACTGAAAGTGCTGCTACAGTGGCAGGAGAACCTGAAGCGGCCACGCCAGCGAAGGGTGGAGTAGTGCAACTGGAAGGTAAGGGAACCGCTCCCGCAACGCATATCGGCGATCAGGAACAAGGGGACGGAAAACCTCCCATTCCCTTGTTCAATCTGCATGAGGACATCGAAGGTCATCCGAAAGGAAGCACGGTTTCGGGCGATACGTTGACGAAGGCTGGATACGATTTGCCGGATACAAAAGAGCAAGCCGCCTTACGCACGCGCATTATGGGTGCTCTTGGTGCGGATGTTCCAAAGGCCAAGATCGTTTTTTCGACCGAGCACGAACATCCGGCGTGGGCCGATCCTGCGCAGCCGGGGAAGATATTTGTTAATCCCGATGCCATGGGAAGTGCGACAAAAACCCTTGATGAGGGCTTCAAAGACACGGCGCATGGCGACGAATATATCCGGCGTTTAATGGCGCAGAAAGCGGGCGAAGAAGTCATTCATGGAGCGCAGCATCAAATCAGGCCGCAGCACGATCTAGTTGCGATTCACGACGCCACGCCGGAAGCGGAACGTCAGGGAACGATTGACAGGTATGGCAATGATTCTATCGACGCTACGAAAGGAACCACGCCGGAAGATATTGCGGATAGGAAAGTCCGATGGACGGAAGAACATGCCCGGCAGATTTTACAGCGCAAGGCTAATGGCGAGACCACAGAGGACGTTTGGAAACAGGGCGCAAAGCCTGGTCTCGTTCGCTACTTTCAAGCTCTCTACAACAAGATCAAAGCGCATATTTCCACCTTTGGAGACAGTACGGAGCTAAACCGTTACCTGAAAAATATCGAAGGCGTTTTGGACGATGCGCAAAAGTCGGGACAGGAAGTGCCAAAGGATTATACGGGAAGCCAAGTTTCATTTGCTGCAAAGCCATTAGTCGAAGATGCCGCGCCAGTTCGCGATGGTTTTTACTCTCATCTGGAACGCACCATAGACGCAAAAATGCCCGGCAAAGCGTCTGCCGATCAAATCCGAGCCATGCTCAAGGGCAACGGCGTCAAAGACGATGAGATGAAATGGTCAGGCATAGACGATTATCTGCGCAAGAGCGTGCAGGAAAATGGGCAACCAACTTTCTCCGCAAAACCCGTTATCACAAAAATGGATGAAGCGAAACAACTTGGCTCTGATCTCAAAAACAAGTTCCTTGGCCTGAAAAAGTTTGGCCCGGTCGAGAAGGTCATCAACAAGTTCAATGCCGATGAACAGACAAAAGGTCGCGTGGTCGACGAGACGGTGAAGATGATTCAAAAGGACGTTCCTAATCAACTCCATGACGAGGGTATGGCTCTCTACATCGATGCCAAGGGCGACATAGGCCAACTCGCCAAGTGGCAAAAGGAAGTGGAGAAAGCCCCGAAAACAAAGGAGAACATCCTCTACGCCAAACGTCTTGAAGCTGCACAACATCTGCCGCCGAAAGCCTTGGAATGGGTGAACCATATCAACGACAACAAAGCTCTGCTGCGGGCCTCCCTGATGAAGTGGGGCGTGAACGTCGGCTTTGTGGACAACTACATTACCCGCATGTGGAAACTCGATTCGACGGGCAAACCGATCCGCAATCTTGCCGGAAGGTCGCTTAAAAGCACTTTCCGATTCGCGGGCAATCGTTCGATTGAAAACAGCTTTGAAGGCTGGCGGCAGGGTCTAGAACCCGCCGAGCAACGCGCTTCTGTCCTTTGGGGTCATTACATGAACGAAGCCATGGGCGTTATCAATGCCCGCAAATTTGTAGCAGGCGCAAACAAGGAGGTGATGCCGGATGGAAAGCCGATGGTATCGCCCGATCAAACCGCGAAATGGGTTGACGTGGAAAATCCGACGGGAAAAGCCAGGCTTGTCCAGAAACCTTTTGCGTGGGGCCAGTACGCCGATTACCGAAGCCTCGATCTACCCGCATTCACAGACTGGTACACAGCCGGACAAATAGACGGCAAGAAACTCTATCTCAAGAGCGATATGTTCGTTCACCCGGACGTTTACGAAAAATTCCACAACCTTTTTGCCAACTCGAAATTATCGGAATGGTTTCACGAGCCAACGACTGACCCGCTGGAAAAGGCTTTAAAGCTCGGGACAAAGTTCGTTGTTGACGATGCCCGGAAATGGATCAAGGGAACGCTTCTCGGAGGATTTCCGGCTTTTCATGTTCAGCAGGAATCCAGTGGAGCTTTAGGCTACGGCGTCAATCCGATCCGCGAGGCTCTAAAATCCCCGATTGATACCAACGACCCGCGCTACCAGTTCGCAGCCGAACACGGTACGCAGTTCTTCGCCACGCAGAGCAGTCTTCACTCCTACATGGAAGGTTATAAGGCGAGCAACAGTCTTTTCTTGGAAGGACTCAAAAACATTCCCGGCATCAAGGATATAGGCGGAAAACAGTTGGCGGCGGTTATGGAAGCTTCCACGGACTGGACGTTCAAGCATTTCATTCCGCGCCTGAAACTGGCGACGTTCGAGAATATCCTCGCCAGAAACAAGGCGACATTTTCCAAGGAACTCAAGGCCGGAACTGTGACGGAAGATGATCTCGCATACCGGGCTTCTTACGATACGAACAACGCCTATGGCCACTTGAATTATGCCGACCTTGGGCGCAACGCCACGCGACAGCATTTGATGAACATCGTAGCTTTGGCTCCTGACTTTTGGGAAGCGCGAGTCAGACATGCCCTTTCCGCAACAATTGGACTGACTGGTTCAAAAGCCAACCGCGAGCAATTCCGAAGCTTCGCTATTCTCGGAGGCGGTCTTTATATCGGTGCTCGCGTGCTCAACCAGATTCTCGATGGGGATCCTCACTATGAACCGGAGAATGCCTTCCGAATTGTGAGCGGTAATCGCTCCTACCAGATGCGTTCTTATATCTCCGATTTTGACGAGATGCTAACGAACACTCGAACCTACTTCGACGGACGTATGAACCCGGTTGCCCGATTTGTTGAGGAAGGAGCGACAGGCGTTAACTATCGCGGCGAGAAGGTTCAATCCTCTGACATCTGGCGCGATCTTCTGGCGCAGGCTGTCCCTATCCCACTGCAAAGCTTGACACGCGGACTTTCAGCAACGGGCGTCAATTCAACAGTCTCCCCCCTTGAGCAGTTCATGGGCGCGCTCGGAATCAAGGTCTCGCGCTTCGCTCCTGCTCAGCAAATCTATCCGCTGGCCAAAGCGTGGAACGAGGCCGAGGGTAAGCCGGTCGATGAAGGCATTTATCCTACGAGCCAATACACTCCTCTCAAGTATGCGCTGGAGGACGGCGATTTCGATCAAGCCTCGCAGCTTTATCAAAAGCTCGTTGCCGCCGATAAGGGCAACTCCGGCAAAGTGGCGCGTGGACTCGTCACTTCGCTTAACGCTTCGTTCACCGGATCGAAGGCAGATGATATGCAGTTCTACAAGAGCTTGAGCGATCACGATAAGTTGATCTACGCAGCTGCCGTGGACAGGAGGCATTTACTTATCCAAAGATTTCAGGCCATGCTTCAACAACAAAATCAGAAAGGAAACCAACCATGAGCTTCAAAGCAGCGCAAGCCTCTATAGCCCGAAAAGAAGGAATCCCGATGAAAAATGCTGGCGCGATACTTGCAAACGCCGGACGCCATGCAAGTGCCGCGGCGAAAAAACGCAATCCTCGCTTGAAAAAAATCCGTGGCTAAAAAATCCCAGCCAATCGTGCCCGTTCCCTTGGAGGATTATGGGTACGAATTTCCCGAAGGGTTTGACCAACTCCAAATCGAACTTTACCACTTCCGAAATAAAACCTCAGAGGAAGAGGGAGGGTTGGGACGGCTGGGTCATTACCAGAACATCGTCAAGATTCTGTGGCCCGATCTCGTCTATACGGAATGGACGCATCGCATGCACGATGCGTTTTGCCGGGATGGTAGTGTTATTTTCAGCGGCCCGGCGGCGGCGGGCAAGTCCTGGGAGATGGCCCGTTTTGCCATCGTCTGGATGATTATGGCTCCGGCTGACATTGCCGTTGCCGTCACCTCAACATCTGTGAAGATGAGCAAAAAGCGCATTTGGGCAAAGCTCAAGACGATGTGGGAGACGGCCAATGAGGTGGCGAAAAACAGGCTCGGCTACTCCCTTCCCGGCTACATCCTCGAATCCTCCTGCGAAATCCAGACACGGAAAGGCGACAGTGAGCACGCCATAGCCATCGTCCCCGGATCGCAGAAATACCTTCTCGATGGCAAGGCCAAGCTTAAAGGCTGGCACGCAAAGTACGTCCTGATTCTGGCAGACGAATTTCAGGACATGACGCAGGAAGTTATCGACGGCTGTGTCAACATGCGTTCCGGCACGATGGAATTTAAGTTTGCGGCGAGCGGTAATGGTTGCTCGTGGATGGATACCATGGGCGTTGCCATGATGCCCCTATCTGGCAACCCGGAGAGCGTGACTGTAGATATGGACGAATGGGGGGCTCAGGACGCAACGGTGATTCATTTTGACGGCCTCAAGTCGCCCAACATTCTTGAGCCGGGTAGTGCGCCCTGGAACCAATCCCAAGCCGACATTGACAAAATTGTGTCGAAGCACGGCGAAAACTCACTCCAATACTGGCAGATGGTGCGAGGATTTCCGCCGCCGGACGATTCCTACAATGCCGTCGTTTCGGAGTCGCTTCTGATCAAATTTAACGCTCTGCAACAACAGGAACTGTCGACTGGTTGGGAATGGCACGCCGGACTTGATTCGGGTTTCGGCGGTGATGACTGCGTTTTGAAACTATCCAAGGTTGGCACTTTCCTTATGCCCCAAGGTGAGACATCCCGAAAGGGCGTTGTGTTTAGCGAGCGGATTGTCATCAAGACAGAATCTAAAACGAGTGACCCTGTCGACTTTCAGATTGCTGACCAAGCAATAGCTATTTGCAAAGAACGCGGGGTGAAGCCTCGGAACTTGTCGATAGACGGTACAGGAACGGGCCGGGGCGTGGCAGCGATCATTCGCAAGAATTGGTCGAATGAGGTGCATATCCTGTCCTACGGCGAATCGGCCTCTGACATGCCCGTATCATCCGAGGATTTCACAAAGGGGAAGGATGCCTACTGGAATCGCGTGACGGAGATGTACTACAGTCTCCGCATTTTCGTGATGAACGGGCAGGTCCGAGGCGTGACAGCGCAAATGGCGCGAGGGTTTGGGTGTCGTACTTACGTTGTCAAAAATGGGCGCACGTTGCTCGCGCCAAAATTGGAAGCGAAAAAGATTTTAGGACGGTCACCGGATGAGGAGGATGCCAGCGTAATGATTATCGACAATATGCGAAGGCAGGGTTACTTCGCAGGCCCGATGGGATTCAATGACGAGTGGCAAAAGCTTGTAAAGGAAAGTTACATGGATGCGGAATATAAGCCGACCGACGAGATGCTTATAGCTTAACTTGTAGATAGTTATTCGTCATGACCACTTTTTACATTCCTCTGGCTTTTCCTGTTAAGAAATCCGCCCACGTCGCCTTCAGACCCTCGCGCAAACTCGTCTTTGGTTTCCAACCTAGGGCCGAGAGTTTTTCGATGCAGTAGGTCTTGCGGGGAATGCCTGTCGGGGCTGTTGAATCCCATTTGATTTCGGGAATGGAATCGTGAGGAGAGGCAACGGCAATCGCGGAAATAAGTTCCTTGATGTCAGTTGCCGCGCCGGTTCCGACGTTCACTACTTCTGGTGATTTCCAATGTTCCAAAAGAACGCGAATTGCTGCCGCAACATCATCGGCAAAAATAAACTCCCGGACGGCTGAGCCATCCCCCCAAACCTCAAGAGGGATTTTATTTTTAATTGCCTCATGAAAACGCCGGATCAAAGCCGGGATGACGTGAGCATCTGGCCCGTAGTTATCGTTTTGGCCGTAGAGGTTCGAGGGCGCAATGGTGATAAAATTGTTGCCGTACTGCTCCCAATAAGCCTTGCAGAGCCGCCAACCCGCAATCTTGGCGATGGCATAGGCTTCCACTGAGTCTTCGAGCCTGCCGGTAAAAAGGCTACTTTCGCTTACTGGCAACACGGCATCGCGCGGGAACATGCAGCTTGTGGCGATGAAGCAAAGCTTCTCGACTCCGCTGTCATGCGCCGCCTCGATTACGTTGTTCTGCATGGCAAGATTTTCGAGCATGAACTCGACAGGATTTTCCTTGTTGGCCTTCACCCCTCCAACCTTGGCCGCGCAGTGGATAACAACTTCAGGCTTAACCTCGTTGAAAAATTGCCTGACGGCCTCTCTGTTACGCCAGTCTACGTGTGTCTTCGAGAGCACCTGATAGCTATCAGTGCCGCGCCATTCCATTTCGGACGTTTGTATCTCGTGATCATTTTGAAACTCGCGAACGCAAGCCGATCCGAGTAGGCCCTTGGCCCCGGTGATGAGAAGGCGTTTCACTTGAGAATTGACCGGTAAATTTCTGCCAGCGTATCGAAAGCATGTTGCCGTTTCACGGCATGAACGAAGATGGCTCCTGTCGCCACGCGCTCACCGACGAGGCGTAGACCCATCTCCGTCTCTGTTTCGCATGAGACGCAGTCTCGGAATCGCTCGTGTCTTACGGGCGCCGCATCTGCCACTATCACCATATACCAATCGATAAAAGGACAGATTGGACATGCGGCGAGCTTTTCGTTTTCGTCGTCAGCATCTGCCATTTTTTGTAAAGCTTCGCGTGAACAAAAGTAGGGCGGTTGAAGGGCGCAAATTTCGTGCCCGGCATGGTAGTCAATCGGCCAGGTAATCGGCTCGGCACCTCCTGTCCATGTTTCCCCTGGCCTGCGAAAGTCGTCAACCTTGTTTGCCCAAAGTATATTTTTGTCCTCGAATAGATAATCAGGAAGCGGAGGCGAAAAGCAGAACGAATCCGAATCGTTCATTAAAATCCAGTCGAAATCAAGGTCAAGCAATCGCTTCATTTGAAGGTGTTGGCGTGTCCAAGATTTTTGTCCGATATAAGCCCGCTCACCCGCAAAAATGGAATGATGCCGCCATGGAGCGATAGGTTCAATTTTGGAATCTTCTGGCGAGACGATTACAATAGGAAATCCATGATGCCGATACACGGGCATGAGCATTTCTATCTGGTGGCGATCACCCGCATAACCGTGAACGGAAACGAGAACTTTTTGATTCATATTCCGTACATTTCCCGAACTGCTTTTATTGCCGAATCATCCTTCACGCCGTGAAGAACAAGCGTTTTTTTATCTCTAAAAAGCTCCTCACTTGTAATCGTTGCCCGTTTATAATCGAGCTTAAAAAGTTTTGAGTCAACGGCGTAGGGTACGACTTCAGGGCCGTAGTGACTGTCCCATCCCCTATTAGGCGGACACTGACTGAGACATGGGAGATAGCAAAGAATATCAGGATCGTAAAGTGCCACGGCGTTAATATGGTCTCCAATGTCAGTACCCCATTTTACTGCGGTTTGAAGCGCGCCCGCGACGAACTTTCCTTGTTCAATTGTATTATCCCATTCGGCGCAAAGTTCGCTTACCCATGTCCGGCGCGTAATCACGCAATCTGATTCGATGATAAAAATACAGCTAATGTCATTGTAGTCGTAACTCCCATCGCGTTGTTTTAGGACATGTTCGAAGATGCCAAGAGCGATCTCGTTACACCCGGCTGGAAATCCAACGCCCTTGCGAGGACATCGCCATAGGTTAATATTGGGAATTTTTTTGGCAATTTCTTCGACAAAACTACCTTTCGGAAAATCGGTATCGAATCGGGCGACAAAAAGAATTTCGACTTGATTCGTCGGTGATTCGAGCAGATCGCAGGCTAACCGCGCAACCTTTTCCATTTTCATCCTGTCGCCAGTCCAGAATGGAAGAACTAAGAGGATGCGCGTTGAATCCATCAACGTGCCTCAGTTTGCTTCTGAGACATCGATTAGGGGCAGCATATGCGAAACGACTATCGGCGGAATATGGTTGAGCTTGTCGCTCGTTCCGATTTCCAGTTCCTCGTACTTGATGGTTTGGAACTCGACTTCGATCAGGTTTTTTTTTACCCAAAGATCGAAGGCAGCGACGACCGCCTTAAACGCCGGATCGGTTTCTTGAGGGTAGCCTGTCTCCTTCAAAATCTCCGCTCTCTTGGCGTCATAATCGGGGAAGGCTTTGTTCAGTGCGGCCAAGTTCAACGCGATTTTCTTTGTCGTGTTTGCGCTCAGTCGGTAATTTTGAAGGTTGCTAATGGCCTTTTGTAAATTGATCGCCTGTTCGATGGTCAATTGCATGGGGCGTCTTTTACTACTAAGTCTGTAGAGTTGACAACTAAAATCGGCTAAGGCATTGTTCCGGCGTGAGTAAAGTACTCCTCGTCATTCCCTTCTTTTCCGGCGACAGGGGAATGGTTGAACGACTCGGAAAATGGATGTCCGCCCTTTCTGGTGGCCAGAGGATCGGCGCGCGCGTCCTTTTCAGCGCAACCGTTCAGACTGACATCAAGGGAATCGGCGATAATTTTAAGGGTCTTTTTGATGAAATTAAAGGCATCCGCCAGACCTTTGGACCGAACTTGGCGCATGGAGAGAATCCATGGCCGAAGGCCTGTAACCTTCAATTTCTCCATACAGCGAAGCACGTTTATGACCACTACCACGATATTGACGCCTTCTACTATTTCGAGCCGGATAACGTGCCTTTGACGAGAGATTGGTTCGAGCGAATTTGCGCTGACTACCAAAAGCAAGGTAAACCGTTCTACGGCGTCTCGGCCTCCTACATTGAACGGCGCGAGGGCGTGGATGCCTTTCTGAACGGCGAACACATGATCGGAACTGGCATCTATCCGCGTGATGCCTACGCACGAATCAAGGCTTACGCCGAGATCGAGCGTGAACAACCGGGTCGTCCGTGGGACGCTATCACGCGCGACGAGGTGAACCCGCAGTGTCATTTTACGAAGCTGATTTGCAATGCCAATGGGAGCCGAGGCTTCATGGAGGAGGCTGGCAAGGTCACGGCCATCTTCAAGCCGAATCTGGAAAAGAGGTTTGAACGCAGGGCGGTTGATCTTGGCGACGCGGTCATTTTTCACGGTTGCAAAGATTCTTCCCTGCGACTTCTTGTAGCCCAAAAACTCGGCATCCCGCAGAACGATGTTTTGACATTTGCTCATGCCGGGGATTTTGGAGACATCATCTATGCGCTCGCTTCGATCAAAGCTCGGGGGGGCGGCATCTTGAAGCTCGACACAAAGCCCTATACACGAGAGCAGATGACAGAGAGCCGCGCCCGGCTTATTATTCCCCTCCTGCTAGAACAAGACTATTTGGATGACGTTCGGATACATGATGGTGGCTACGTTGATTTTGATTTCAGCCCGTATCGCCATTTGCATGAATCCCATTCCAATATCGCCAAGGATCAAGCCAACTGGATCGGAGTTGAGCCGGATTTCAGTAAGCCCTGGTTGACCGTGCCGGACGCATTGCCAACCGGCAAAGTCATCGTCAACCGCACGGCACGATACCATAACAACGCCTTTCCATGGCGAACCGTTTACAGCGAATTGGGATCGGCGCTGCGCTTTATCGGCCTCGCCGCCGAGCACCGCGCCTTTGAATCGGAATTCGGAGACGTGGCGGCTTTGCCAACTCCGACTCTTTTGGACGCTGCCCGCGAGATTGCCGGGAGTGATTTATTCATCGGTAATCAGAGCGCGTGCTTTGCCATCGCGGAAGGCTTGAAACATCCCCGGATTCAGGAGACATGCCCGGAGAATAGAGACTGTGTTTTTGGCGGGAGAGACGCGCAATATTGCGACACGGAAAGTCTGATACTCGGGCCATCTCTTAAAGCCGAGAAACCCAAATTTCCCATGCACCCTTGGCATGTTGATCCTAAGCTAATCTTCGAGTGTCCTGAATTTGATGCCGCCGTAAATCGCATTGTCGAAGCCAAAATGGAGGCGCTGTTAAAATGAAAAAGATCGACAACTACGACGGGATACCCGGTTGGGGCTATCAGGATAAAAAGCTTGGACGAGGCTTTACGGGGACGCGTGAACAAATCACGATTCAATTACAGAACGCCTATGTCGAGGCTGGAATCCCATTTCACGAAAAGGAACTTCCCGCGCTAATTGAAGATTGGATGTGCCAGCAAAGGTTAGCCCGTCATTGTTCGGAACGGATCGAGGGACTTGGCGATTTGGTTCACATGGTTGCCTCGCCAATCGCACGCGCCATGGACAAGGTGTTAGGAACTAATCTTGTCCCTTGCGTGGAACGTGAGGAAAGTCCCTGTCAAAAAAGGCGGCGCAAGCTGAACAAAGCAGTTCCGCTATGAGCACCGCCGTCCATTTGGAAACGATCTCTGAGAGCGGAACGCCACCGCGCACGGTCATTAAGGACGGCCAATCGGCTCATGCGATCAAGCGACACTTGATTCGCGGCGATATTGGGCGTTCGGCGCAGAGGGCCGTACTCAAGGCTAATTTCGACGGTCACCCGCCACATGACCCGAAGGAATTAGGCAAGCGTGGTCTAGGCGAGATGAGCAACGTCAACATGAGGCGGATGGCGGCTCAGGTCAACTCGCAGGTTGATTCTGATTTAGACGCCCAGTTCGAGGTGTCACCGCTGGCGTCTGTCGTGACAGACTTTGGAACGGGAAACAAGGGTCATGAGTTTTCGGAGGGACTGACGGAGGAATACAACCGCACGCTTGACCGATGGCCGGGCTATTACGACGTGCGCGCCAAGAGCAATTTCAACCGAAACTTCTACGGATACGGCCCCACTTATTTCGAGGATGAATATAACTGGCGCCTGATTGCGGCAGACGCGGGACAAATTTATGTTGACCGGGATGCCGATACCGACCTGTCAAAAAACGACGTGCTGCAAATTCGCAGGACGTGGCGACTGCATGAGCTTTACCGAAAGATCGAGGACGAAAAAACAGCGAATCGTCTTGGTTGGAATGTTAAAGCCGTGCGCAAGGCCATCATTTGGGCGGCATCACGAAACCAGAATCAAGAGCAATACTCAACCCGTTTATGGGAAACATGGAATGACCGGATTAAAGGCAATGACCTTTATTGGAGCTACGTTTCGCCTGGTATCACCCTCTACGACCTTCTTTCCATCGAATACGACGGTACCGTTTCGCGTCGATTGCTGACCGAGAACGATACTGAACATATTCTCTTTACTCGCTACAGGGCGGCAAAAGATTTTCGGCAGATCATCTGTCCGTTTTTTTTGAGTAAACAGGAAAGCCTTATCCACTCAATTCGTGGTCTTGGCGCACAGATTTTTAGCGTGTTGAAAATGCTCGATAAAATTGATAACCGCATTTTTGACATGACGTTGATTGGTGGTTCCATCGTGATCCAACCGAAAACCTCCGGCGCGAGGGACAAGCTCAACGCGCTGAATCTTGGTCCGGTGACCGTCATCCCGGCAGAGACGAATTTCATCCCGATGAATTTCCCGAATTTGTCACAGGGCGGCATTGTGACGCATAACATGCTCATGCAGACGATCTCGCAGACTTCAGGCGAGTATCAGTCTTCCGCCCAGGCCACACAGTCTGGGGAGGCTCCCACGGCCACGCAAAATAACAACGATCTTCAAATGTTGGCGCGGCGCTCAAGCTCTCAGCGCAACCAACTTTTCAACGAACTGGATAACGAGCATTGGCAAATGTTTAAGCGACTGGCTAACCCGAATTTGCCAGATGAATGCACGCCTCGCGGTAAAACGGAATGGTGCCGGGAAGCACGTGATTTTCAGAAGCGGTGCCTTGAGCGCGGCATTCCACTTAGCGCGATGCAGGAGCCTTATCTGCAATCCGTAAAGGCCACTCGACCTATTGGCTCTGGAAGTCCCATGGCGCGGGCGCAGCAATCGGACAGGCTTCTTTCCCGGCTTCCCCTGGTGCAAAATCAGCAGGCCCGCGACCTCATCATCAAGGATTCATTTACGGCCGATTTTGGGCCTGAGCTCGCCCGCCGCTATTTCCCTGCCGTTCCAGGCAAGCTTCTGGTTGCTACCGCCAAGACCGCACAACTCGAAAACGCCGCGATGCAGGACGGCCATTCCGTCGACGTCATGGACTACGAGGACGCCGTTATCCATCTTAGCATCCATCTCCCATTGCTTCAGCAGACGGTGGAAAACTTGCAGCAATCGTCCTCGGCTCAAGGCCAGCCGCCAAACATGCAAATGGTTGCTAAAGTCTACGGTCTGCTTACCGTGGCTCTTCCGCATTGCTCTGCGCACCTGCAAAGAATCGCGGGCGATCCAACGATGAAGGAGGGCGTTGCCCAAGCGGTCAACGCGATGAAGCAACTCGATTCCGCCGCACAGCATCTCCAATTCCAGCTTAAGGCGATGGCTTCCGCTCAACAGCGGGCCGCGCTCGCGCAGTCTCAGCAGCAGACGACGGACGCCGCCAAGATGCAACTGGACGCTCAAAAGCTGATACTGGCCAATCGCAAGCAATCGCACAAAGAGGCTGTCGATAGCGTGCAACTGGCCATCAAGCTTAAGGAATCAGGCCAGAATTTCAACTTGAACGCGTTGGATGCCCAATTAAAGATCATGGCCGCAACGCAACAGACCCAACCAGCGCAACCTTCCGCACAGCCAACAGCCCAACCCGAATTCGCAAATGCTACTTCCTGAAATACTCAGTAAAAACGAATCGTTCCGAAACGCCCTTTTGAAGGCGATGCCAGCTTTGAATCTGGCTTTCCAAGCGGCTGACAATGCGGAGGCGGCAGAGGCCCGGCTTGACGACTCGAATGCGCTCGCCAACGCTCAGAGATACGCCGGCCATCTCGCCATTGAGCGGTACAAGACCAGGGTGCGCAGCATGACGGGAATATCCAGCGTCGAAAGCGAGCCTCTTTTAGATGAGCATTCTGGACTTGATTATCTTGAACAAGTCGCGCAGCAAGCCGAACGCGAAGCCGCTTTGAAAGAAGAAACGATCACCGTTAAACCTCCAACCAAGAAAAGGAAATAAGTCATGCCTGAAGTCATTGATGCACCCGTAGTCGCTCCTGTTGTTCCTGTTCCTGCCACGCCCGCCCCATCCGCCTTTTCCAAAATGCGAACCGAGCTTAAGGCCCCTCCTGCCGCAAATGTTGATGCCGCACCCGCCAAGGAAATGCCGCCAGCAAAAGAGGTTCCTCCTGCGAAAGAAACGCCATCCGCCAAGGTTGAGGCCGTTGTTCCCGTAGTCAAACCTAGTGAAGCGGACGACTTCCTTAAAAGCGCGTCTCCAAAAACGCAAAAGCGGTTCGTGGAACTTGCCGAGGAGCGCGGGAAGGCTCTTTACGACGAGCGCATGAAGACGGTCAAACTCCTCACTCCTGATGTCGAGGAAAAGTTGACCGCGGCTGAAAAACGAGCCCAGGACATGGAAGCGGAATTGCGCCAATCCAATATCGAGCGCAGCCCGGAGTACAAAGCAAAGTTCGTTGAACAACCAAAGGCTATCCGAACCAGGCTCGCCGAATACGCCAAAACTTGGAACATCGCCGAGGCTACCCTCGTTGACGCCGTGGAAGCTGGGCGTGATAATCGCCGCCAGTTGAGTGAAGTTCTTTCATCCATCGACGAGATCGACAGGGACGACGTGCGTCAGTTGGCTCGCGATTACTGGAAAATTCAGGAGGACAAGAAAGCCGTTCTGTCGGACTTCGAGACAGCGCAAAAGCTGCTTGAAGAAAAACGGTTTAATGAAACCAAGACTGCGGTTGAAAAGCTCGTCGCCTCTCGCGTGACAGCTTTTAAAACAGTTGTACTACCTCAGATGGAAAAGGAGTACGCGCCGCTCTTTGAAGGGGATGAAGGGACGTCTCTCAAGACAACCATCATCGGTCACATCGAAAAGCTCAACCAAGCCTCACTCGAAACCATGTCGCCGGGAGATCGGGCGGCGATGATTTCCTGCGCCTTCCTTGCCCAACCTCTGCTGAAAACTCTAGCGACTCGGAACGCCCGTATTGCTGAGCTCGAAGCGAAGCTTGCCAAGGAAGACGATGCAGTCCCTGTTGTTGGCGGTCGATCGCACGGCACTCCTTCTGAGGAAAAACCAAAGGGCTTTTTCGAGGGAATGCGTGAAGCTCTTTCAGCTCCAAAATAACTTGTATTTAACCAAAACAGAGTGAATTTATTGACATGATTTCAAATCAATATCCGACGATTGTTTACGGTTTAGTTAACGGTACGATTGTGCCGCTTGGATCGCTCGTAATCAACGCCGAGAACCAACTTATTCTTACACCGAACAGTTCTAGCGGCGAAGTGGTAACTCAAGTATGGGACCCGACCGCAAACGCCTATCGTTCCTTGACAGCGCCCGGCGGTGTCCTGACTCTTGGAAGTCCTGGAACCTAATAGTCGATTATGAAAAAATATATCTTCTTCCTGCTCGCACTCTGTTCGGTTCTTCCAACTTGGGGACAAAGTCCGGCGGCGCTTACGATCAATAACTCTACGGGCGCAATTATAAACACGCAGCCTAATCCTCTCATTATCCACGTTGCGAGTGGTCAATCTCTTGTTATTGATTCCGGGGCTTCCATCTTTAACAACGGCACGGCAACGGGTTTTGGCGGTGGCGGTGGCACTGTTACTTCAATTACAATCACTCCCGGAAGCGGCCTAACTGGCGGTGGTACGATTACAACGAACGGCGTGATCCCCATCGGCCTCGGCACTGTGTTGACCCAGGTCAATGCTGGCACATGGGCAGGCAGCACGTCGATAACGACGGTGGGCACCATCACAACCGGCTTATGGCAGAGCACAATTATTGCCCCGGCCTATCTTGGGAGCGGTTCACCTACTTCATCGACCGTGCTTTACGGAAATGGAGTTTGGGACGTTCTTCCTGCGGGAGTATCTTCCATCTCGAATTCGGATGGCACACTCATTATCTCGCAATCGACTGGACCGGTTGTCGTTTCACTCAACCCGGCAAACACTAATACCTGGACGGGAGTGCAGACTCTCGATTCGCCTGTCCTCATTACCCCTTCCCTCGGTAATGCCACCGCGACCACCATCAACAATATTGGTATTGCCTATTCTGGGTTATCCCAAGTTCAATTTACAAACAATCTTGGCAACACGATATTGTTTCCTTCGGGCACGCATACTCTTTTGGCAACCAATGGCAGCGCGGCCAGTTTGACAAACTTTCCGAACGCCGGGATTGTGACGGCCTTGACGGGGGGAAGTGGTACGCTGAATTTATCCGGCTATACGCTGAGTCTTGCGTCAGGTCAGATTCCAAACAATGCTGCGAATACGAGTGGCAGTGCAGCTTCCCTTTCCATCTCCGGCCAGACGGGACTTTTGACCATTGCCGGACTGACGAGCACGAACCGCATTAAGACTGTGCTAGACACGTCAGATACTCTTCTTGAGCTAGCTGGCTCTTATTCACCTACCGGCACTTGGACCTCGCTGACGATGGTGACGCCTGTGCTTGGCACTCCGGCTTCCGGCAATTTGGCCAATTGTACCTTTCCGACACTCAACCAGAACACGACGGGAAGTTCTGGCAGCGTGGGAACGGGCACCTACGTACCTTATTTGACCGGCGGCGTTCCTTCTGCGGCTACCCCAGCGGAAATGGCGTCGGCTCTAAATACGGGAACCCTGACTTCGACCTTGACCGTTCAGGGAACTTTCGCTCAAGGGGGCACGCTCGGGTTTTCCGATACTGGGATTGGGATTCAATCTGTGGGTACGACGAATAGCTATTATCAGAACATCATCCAAAACCTTTCGACCGGAACTGCGGCGAGTTCAGACTTGATTCTCTGTAACAACAATTCGACTGCAACGACCTACTACGGTGATCTTGGCATCAATGGCGGCAATTTTTCTGGTACCGGCTCCCTTGCTATTGCTAATGCCACTTATCTTTATTCGCAAACAGGTGATCTGGTTTTAGGAACGAATACCGCCAACAATATTCATTTCGTCACCGATAACGGTGCTCAAGATGCGCTCTACATCCCTTACGTGGCATCAGCCGTGAACGGCGAGACGTTGACACAGGGGGCGACTGGCGTAGCCGCTTCTTTTACAGCCACCGGAAGTGACAGCAATATCGGGAATGGTTTATTTCAGAAAGGATCCGGAACAATTAATATCGGAACAAGCAGCGCAACGTCTGCCAACCTAACCTCGATTGACGTTAACGTAGGTAACGGAAATAACTATCAATTTTCTGGAACCTACTATTGGGGTTGGCAATATTACAGTTCTGGCGCATGGGCGGCAATTGGTGGGACTACGGTGGGAAGGTCGGGATTGGTAATAAATGAAACAGGAAATTTAATTCAATCATCGGGGGATTTTATAGGATTTAGTTCCAGTGGGGTTGCCATAACTGCCGACACGTCTTTATCTCGTGCTTCTGCCGGTGTCATAGCTTTTGGTACTGGTACGGCTGGCAGTACGGCAGGAAGTTGGTCGGCGACGAGCGGAACGCTTACGGGGACGCTTACTCTTTCTACTTCTTTAACGGGTGTTCTCAAGGCAACGTCCGGCGTCGTTTCTACGGCGACTTCCGGTACAGATTTCAGTTTTATTACGGTGCAGACCGGAACTTTGGTGGGAGGAACTGCGACCAAAACGGTTCCGGCAGGATGTCATCCTTGGGTACAGGATACAGCCTCGTCGCTAACGAATGTTGGATCGCTGGTTGTGACCGTGAGCGGGACCACTGCAACGATAACTTCTACTAACGTACTCGATACTTCTCCATTCACGCTATATAATGCCGGATCACAATAAAAATTATGCCCACCGCTTCTACTGCACTTACCAAACAAACCGAAACCGTTTCCGAACCAATCATGATTCAGGTTACGGCGGCTGATCTCACTTATCTTTTTGCGCAACTTGCTAATTTGCCTAATACCCCCATTGCGCTGACGCTCCCGACGCCCTATCTTGGTGCGTCGATTCAGATCAACTGCAATGCGATAGGCGGCGTCAATTCAGGCGGGACGATCACCGGGCAATTCGATTAGTCATGAAAACTCTTTTTTTAATCCTGTTTCTCCTATTGCCCGCACTAGTTCATGCCGGAGTATCGGTGTGCGTCAGTTATGGCCTCGATGCCAACGGTTCCGCTTCGCCGACAGTGGAGATTTATTCCCTAGACGCCAATGGCAATGTGCTACCGTTCGTCTATGGAGCCTTGACGCCCTCTGGTAGACTCACAACTGATGGCATCCTAATTATCAAGGGCATTCCCCATTACTGCGGAAAAGCTGGCGCGGACGCTCTTTTTAAATATGCTATGCTCACGAATCAGTAATCCACAAAACAAAGAAAGAAAATTATGGCAACTACACCTATCTCAACTCTAACTGGAGCGCTAGCCGTCTTTACGGAGGCTGGCAAGGAACTCACAAATGCGGCTACGGTACTCGCTTCCGAAACGGCTGATGACGCCGCGAAGACTGCGGCCCTAGCTACTGCTAATGCCGCTGTTACCAGTGTTACAAATGAGCTTAATCAACTCATCGCTGCGGCCAATGCGCTTGACGCTGATCTATCTTCACCCGTCGCCGGGCCGTAATCATGAAGCGGAGCATTTTTAAAGGGGGGGCGATGGCAGTAATTTGCGTGGTCGCGGTGTGTTCATGTTCTAGCTCGAGCACGGGCTCGACGGCACCCCCTCCGTCGCCAACCTCGACTAATGCGCTTGATCCATTGCTTGTCACCCCCGTAAATAATCTTAACGACGTGTTGCAAAATCCCGTGTCAGGCCCATGAAATGCCCGGACTCAACGATGCCATCACGAAACACTGGCGTAAACGTGCCCGTCGAGCGGAGGCCGAAATCGAGCTTCTCCGCGAAGAGATGGCGCGGCTTATCCTGTTCATTCGTCGGGAGAACGAGATGAAGCAGATGACTAAACAGTCTTATGAGGAGGCCGCATGAGCGACACAGCGCCCATACCCCAGTCTGAAAACGCTAGGCTTGTGCAGATTTTGCTCGATCAGAATACAGAACGCGAAAAGGCTAAGACTGAGCGAGCTAGAGCCGATGCGCTCGTACTGCAACGTTTCGATGAAGTATCGGCAACCGCTGTACTAGCGGCTCAGACCGCAGAAAAAGCCAAAGCCCATGGCGAGATTCTCATTGCCCGAATTGATCATCAGGACAAAGAGATTTTGATGCCGCTCGTGACAAAAGTGAATACGATTGATCTCACGACCCGCGCAACGAATGGCAAGGTCAAGGAGCATGACCAAGATATAAAGATTTTAAAGGATCAAGCAAAGAAAGACCTGGACGAAGCGGTTGCCAACAATGCGGTGAAGGCGGCAACACAGGGCGTCCTCATGATTCCAAAGCCAAGTGCAACGACCGTTGCGACGAGTTTAGCATCGATTACTGCCGTGATAAGCTTGATTGCGAGTGGACAATTACGCGATTTTGTTGTTTGGCTCGCATCGAAGCTTTGAGGTGTGTCGGACCTCTCCCTCTGGCGACTCTTGAGCGGTTGCTCGGATGAGACGCTGAAATTCCTCCTCACAAAAATTGAGGCTAAGCTGAAACGGCGGGGGCATCCTAAAAATCTTCGGAGGTAAAAGACGATTTTTGTTGCATACTAAGCGGCTTGGAGTGTATTTCTTTCTTCATGACAAAAAAGAAAGATGAAGAATTTTTAGCTTTAATTGCCACATCGCCGGAATTTTTGGACTCCTCGACTCTCGACAGGATCGCGGATAACTGCCAGTTCTCGACTCTCGACAGGATCGCGGTCTACTGCCAGCCCTCGGCTCTCGACAGGATCGCGGTCTACTGCCAGCCCTCGGCTCTCGACAGGATCGCGGATAACTGCCAGCCCTCGACTCTCGCCAGGATCGCGGATAACTGCCAGCCCTCGACTCTCGACAGGATCGCGGATAGCTGCCAGCCCTCGACTCTCGACAGGATCGCGGTCTACTGCCAG